CCGCCTGCAAAATATTTTACTGACGGAGCTGGACCTGGTGTTCCATTAGATCCTGCAAAAATAGGAGAAACAAAAGAACCAACTCCTCCTCCACCTGCTACATTATTTGGTGATTGTTGATTGAAACCTACAGCACCTGCTCCACCACCGCCTGCTCCAGCGCCATAACTATCTGTTGGACAAATTCCACCGTTTTGTCCTTGAGGTGGAGCTACTGGAGGTGTATTTCCCGTAGCAAGAGCTCTAGGAGCTGAATCGTGTCCATTACCACCACCTGAACCACCTGGTCTACCTCCACCGGTGCTTGCACAACCCCCATTAGGGCTTCCGCCTCCACCACCAGCTGTTGAAGTAATTGTTGAAAAAATTGAAGGGTTTCCATTACCACCTGCTGTAGGTGGTGTTTGACCACCAGCGGTACCACCGCCGCCTACTGTAATAGGATAACCTTGTACTGAAACCGGTAAAGCTGCAGGACTTGGACTATTAGGTGCAACTAATGGAGACATTACAGGTGCAGGTATACAACCTACAGAATTAGAAAGTCTAAAACCACCGCCGCCGCCACCGCCGCCACCACCACCGCCGCCGCCAGCTACTACTACATAATCTACTTTAGTAGATCCAGCAGGTGTTCCTGCGTTAGTTACTGTAAAAGTGCCTGGCCCTGTAAAAGTGTGAACTTTAAAATTACCACAAGTTGTAATTGTTCCTCCTGTGGCTGCTACGAATGAATTTCCTCTTTCATTAGAAGTTGAATCTTGAACATTAATCCATCCTTGTGTCCCATCAACATACAAAAATGTAACTGATTGACCTTCTGTATTTAAAACTACATCTGAATTTACACTACCAATTTTTTCAGTTCCATTTGGCGATACTGTTAATGCATTAGTTTGCCAAGTACCTGCGTAATCTGCAAGTGAAACTATTGCACCTGCTGATCCAGCAGGTAAGTTACAAGTAAAAGCTCCTGCTGTTGTGTTGCAGAAAAACCCATCTCCAGAAACTGCAGTAAAGGTTGCTGTCTTTGGGGTTGTATCCCAATCAACTGTACCTGTTCTACCGAATCCTGTTTGAGTAGCGCCGGCACCTAAAGTTACAGCTGTGCCTGATCCACCTAAAGTTAAAGTTGAACCACTTTGTTTATCTATTGCATCTACTTCTATTTTTGACATTATACTATTACTAAAGTCCCCGTTACTGTTACAGTTGCGGGAATAGTGATAGGTCCTGCTAAAACTGCACTTTCAATTGTTTGTGTTCCGTCAATCGTGGACGATTGATTGGGTATAAATTCGTTGGGGGCTACTTGCCCTCCTATGTATTGGATTCCATTTACTACTGCCGTCATAATTCCTCCTAAGAACTAATTTGGTTAATGAATGAAGTAACAATATCAACAGACGACGCTGTATTAGATACTGCTTTCAATACATCACCATTTTTTAAAACAATTTTTGCTCCACCTTGAATTAATTCAATTGCAGAATTTGGTGGGATAACAACACCTTTTGCAAGATATTTATTTCCACTATTTACAATGTAAACATCAACTTCAATTGTGGAAGTTAAAATGTTACATAGTCTAATTCCAATAACTGCATCAAAATCTGATCCCGTTACAAGTGTAACTTCACTTGTTCCTACTGCTGATTCTAAATCGTTTCTAAAATTTTGTGCCATATTTTTTTCCTATTTATAACGCCACGGCCATTGCTAATGCAAAGCCAGCTGACGCTGCTCCTACTGGTGTTCCTGTCGAGTCTAAGTAGACAGACTTACTTGCAGGCATTGTACAAAATACATCTTTAGTTGTACTACTCCCGAAACTTATTTTTGAAGTGTTACCTGCAGAGTTACTTAAAACTGTATCTCTTTGTAAAGTTGTAGAACCTGTAAGAGTTCCTAAACCTACTTCAAAATTTGGTGTACCTTGTTCGAATATACAATAATAAGTTGTATTAGAAGTTCCAATACCACTATTAAAAGTTACAAAACCAGTTGAAGCACCTGCAAGTGTAAAATCACCTGCTCCCGATGTTGTACTAGTTTCTTTTACTCGATCGTTAATTACTAATGCCATTAACTATTCCTATGGGTTTCCAGTTATACTTAATAAAGCGCCAGATCCTGAAGGACTTCCTGCTGTTGCACTTGGGAAAGTAACTTTAAAATCACCAGCTGTAGAAGTAATGTCACCACCAAAATCTAAAATTGCTACTAGATATTGATTAGCTGTTGCTCCACCAGGTGCTACATATTTATATAACACTCCTGTTCTTGCTGTAATTGTAGAAGTTGTCCATGTAGGATCAGTTGTAAAATCTACTGTTGTATAATCTCCAGTTTGTGCCACTACTCCTTGACCTGCAGTTTTTCCGTTTGTTGTATAAGCCGTTCCAACTGTACCAACTTGATTGGCTACAGCAGAAGAATAAACAGAATCAGTTACCGCGTAAGGTGTTGCAGTAGTATACAGAGCGAGATAATACCCATCATTAACAGATAAATCATGCTGTCCTTTTAGGATCCCTTGTTTAAAAGCATAAGGTACTACGTTTGCCATATTTTTTTCTCCTTAATTAATTTGTTCCGTAACTAGATGGTGGTTTTGATTTTAATTGTTGACGAATCATGCCATCTTCATATTCATCTCTGCGTCTGTAACCGATTTGCTCGGTACCATACGTTGTAAGAGCGTTTTCATATTGCCCTTGGTAGTATTGTATCATATCTGTCGGACCTTTCAAGTATCCATATGTATTTACCAAACATCCATATAAAAGCAAGTCTTGATATTTGTTAGATAAATAAGTTCCTAAAGTAGAATAATCTACTGGAGTTGTTAAAGTAATACTTGGAGCCTCTTTGTTATAAGCTAATGTTATAGCGTATGTTTGATTAGGTGTAGGTGCTACAACCCAAAATTCTTCATCCCAATTACCATAATATTTTGGAATATCTACGGCTGCAGTATCTGGTTTAGAATAGTATTCTGCCATAAAACTAGGATCTCTTTGTTCTAAAAAAAATTGATTGCCTGCTGTATCTTTAAGTTGAACATAATTAATAGATCTTAAATCAGCAGGAATAGTTACATATCTATTTCCTACAATTAAAGTTGATGTTGCGTAATGAGCATTTTGATCTGTAGGGACCGCTCTTAAAATTTGATTTTCTGTATTTTTAATAATTGTTGCTAAAACAGAATCAGTTAAAACTGTATCTGATACTTCTGTGTATCCTCTAATATCTGTTCTTAAATTTGCTAAAGTATATGCCATATTATAATGCCTCCAATGTTACTGGTCCTGCTGAACATCCTGAACCACCACCTTTAACTCCACTAGTACTAGCAGCATCAGCACTTTGAAAATAAAAGTAACTAATAGGATTAGTTAACACATCGCTTGTAGTATTACCAGTTACATTTCCTGCTGCATCTATTTTACCTAATTGAATTGTAAAACCATTTGCAGAATCAATATCTGTTACACCTGAAATATCTGGTATAACATTATAAGATTGTAAATTATAAGCGTCGGGTCCACCAGTTCCACTTGAAGTTACTAAAGGTGCTCCTCTTAATCTAACTTTACTATCAGCTTTTCTTTGATGATCTAAAGAATAAACATTTACATAAGTGTTACCTCCAGAAATAATAATTTCAAAAGGATTATTATCTAATAAAATTAATTGAGCTGTAGACTCAGCTTGAACTCTAGGGTTTTGTAATGCTTGTGGATCATTACCAACTGGTTTAGGTTCAAGTTGTGGTTGCTTTGGTTCATACTCTGAGTAATGAACTAAAGATCCATTCCATTCCCTAACCATTTCTGTATATGGAAATCTTAATCCTGATCTATCGGAAATAGATAGTGCTCTTTTACCTCTAGCAAAAACTCCCATTATGACATTACTCCATCACCATAAAATGTTTGTGGAGAAATAAATGTAGATGTACCTTGATTGTCTGCATCTAATGCTCTTAACATTTCACTTTCATAAATTCTTTCAAGATCTAAAGTTCTTTCCGGAGAAAATTTCATACTTAAATAATATGCAAGACCTGACATCATGCATGGATAAAATCTATTTACTACATCAGAAACATTTGTATATGCACCTGGGTTTTCTATTTTAGATAAATAATAAAAACAAAATTGAAAACTACTTGGTGTAGTCGTGCTTGATACACTTGAATTGGGTGTAGCATATAAAAATATGCTTGGATTAATTTTTCTTTCTACATAAAATTGAGAAGGTGTCCCTTGTGTTAATTTATTTGGTGTTGCATTATATTGTGATCTACTAATTTGAGTTAATGCAATATCTTGAGGTGCTGTTGTTGTAGAATTATTTCTATAATATGCTTCTAACATATCACTCATATCACTTGGAAAATTTATAGAATCTGTTGCAAAACTATATTCTGCTTGACC